TACCGAATGTAAGTATTCAGCAAGTGAACTATGAATGGTTCCTGAATGGTAAAAAATGGGATGGTAAACTAATAGACGTTAACCAATGAGAAAGTCAGAAAGCGTTCAAGCCATAAATGCAGGAGTGGCGATTGGTATAATGTTTCTGCTGATTCAGTTACTTAACAACTTTGTCTTTTAGTTGACAATTATATGTCAGGAACAATATCATTTTTGTAAATCAATAATCAATAAATAAATAGCAATGAAAAAGTTACTTAGTAACGGCAACAGTAATGCCAAAACAAAAAAGAACGATAGACCTACAAAGCTATTGTACATGACCCCAACAACCGTAGAGGGTAAAGAGATGTGTCCATTTGCAACCAAAGGTTGTAGAGCTGCCTGTTTATACACATCAGGCATGGGTATATTCAAGAATGTACAAGAGTCAAGGTATGAACGTACATTGATGTATGTCAGGAACAAAAAGGTGTTCTTAGAATACTTAGCCAAAGAAATCAATGGTAGTTCCAAATTCCATTACCGTAAGGGTAAAGAGTTTGCCGTACGATTGAATGGCACAAGTGATCAGCCACTCGTTGAGAATTTAATAAGACACCAGGGTATTCATAAGAACGTAGTGTTCTACGACTACACGAAGAACCACAAGAAAGCAGGAGAACGATACTTGCCAAGCGGACACAGATATGTGGTAGCATTGTCTTACTCAGGTGAGAATGAGAAAGAATGTATTGAAGCATTGAAACGTGGGGCTATTGTTGCAACGGTGTTCGATACCAAGAAAGGTGATGACCTACCAAGTAAATGGCATGGGTTCAATGTGGTAGATGGTGACGAACGTGATGACCTCATGCTTGATGTTCCAAGCGGTACTGTATTGGGTCTTAGAGCAAAGGGTAAGGCAAAGAATGATACAAGCGGATTTGTAGTAAAAGTTAAATAATCAAAAACAATAATTTAATAATCACTAATCAATAAACAATAAGCAATGAAAGTAAACACAATGAGCGGTATGTTCAATCACATCCAACACATGGTAAGCAAGGGTATTGTAAATCTTGATGATTTCTACAATGTATCATATGACAGTAGCGTTATCACCTTACAGGGTAGATACTCATCAGACAAACTGTCTGACTACACAGAGTTCTGGTCATTCCATATAATCGGATGCAACGGTTTTGTGGAGGATACAGCAGACATTGATGGAGTAGAAGTTAAAATAGTATTCACATAATAAGGCAGGAACAATGAAAGTACAGACAGTAAAGGACAGAAAACTAATCTGGGAATTCTACACGATAGATTCAGACGGCAATGAAAACATCTACTCTGATTGGGTAGGCGTAAAGCCAGCTAGAACAAAAACTTGGAAGTTATTGAATAGAGTTCTTAAATCAAGAACAGGCATTAAAACAATCGGATACAGACTAAGCAAACAGAATTAAGTTGAAGTTAAAATAGTATTTGAAGCATGAGAAAAGCAAGCGTAGACGTACAGAAAGTCACTGGAATTTCAAAAGGCAAGTACCAAGTGTTCAGAGTGAACTTTGTCGATGAAAGACACTACAATAATTGGTGGAACATGGTTGAAACAAAATGGGGTTACAAAATCATTGGCGTAAGGTTCGATGATGGAAACTCTGGAATTGATGGATTTAAAAACAAAAACAAGTAACATGACACCAAAACAAGGAACAACACCAAGAGAAGTAAAGATTAACTTATCGGATTACATGGGTAACAATTATCGGTGGACATTAAAGAAAGATATCAATGGAGACTACAAGATTAATTGCCACGGACAAGCTTTTTCTAACTTCCAATGCAAACACTTCAGGGATGACATAGAGTGGGTGGCAGATGAGGGAGATTGGGAACGGGTAATCAGAATGATAAACAGTGGTGTTAAAAAAGTCATATCAATTAAATCACGCTAACAAAAACAAAATGACAAAAGAAGAAAGAGTATTTGAAACCCTACAGTCAACAGAAACTAATTGGACTGTACGTAAAGAACCATTGACCGCTACCAAAGTAACGGATGATGGTATTGTAGAACTACCTACCGAGACATTCGGACTGTTTAGGTCTGATAACGATGGGTGGCTTGGTTCTGTTGGTAATCGATACGAGCCAATGCAGAACTTTGAGTTAGCCGATACGATAGTAGGCATACAAGATATGTTTGGTGGTAACATTAAAGGTGGTGATCTGCGAGGAGGTAAGAAGATATTCTACCAGCTCTCGTTAAGGGACGAACACGTTGGTCCTGACACGCTGAAGAGACACATCACTTGTCTCAACTCGCATGATGGTACATCGTCCATTGGCTTTGGTAGTACCAACACGGTCATCAGTTGTAGTAACACTTTCCACAAGGCAATGAAAGACCTTAGTAGGTTCAGACATACAATGACAGCAAGCGACCGCCTGGCGATAGCGGTAGCAGAGTTCAAGAAAGCAATGGATGAAGATGCTGATCTGATGGATAGGTTCAAAAGGTTTACCGATGTGAACATTGACAGAACGATACTTGAACGTGTCATGCAAAATGTCTTCAAGGTTGACATGAACACCAAGGAATCTGAGGTAAGTACTCGTAAGAAGAATCAGATAGCGGACTTTGAACAAGCATTAGAGCGTGAGACATCACAGAAAGGTGGTACACTTTGGGGTCTGTTCAATGCGGTAACGTATTACACCAACCACATGGAGAAGTCAGATGACCACCACTTAATGTTTGGTGGAGGCTACAAGAAAAACCTTACTGCCTTTAACATCATCGATAAGTACGAGAATGATAAACGAACATTGGTTTACGCATGATAGATTTATTTGAACACTACGAAGAGATGCCACCCCAACTTAAAGGGGTGGTATCCAAGTGGGTAGAGATTGACTCTGGAAACGGTCTTACCTACGATCAATGCGAACAGTTTCTCAGTGAGGTCAATGCCATAGGCTATACGTTTGAGTATGGTCTATGTGCAGAACCTTTTGGGTTATGTCGTATAGGTGACAATTTAGAGTCAGGAACAATATAATTTTACGGACATGAGTAATGTAAGAAGCATAGCACTACGAGACATCAGCAAACACATTAAACAATTCTATGCAGAGGAGTTGTACGGACAACGTGATGTATGGGTGTGTTGTGCGGAACATATTGACACAAAGGAAACGAAAGAACTTAACCGAAGGCTTGGTCTTCACAAAATCAATAAACAAAGATGAGTAAAGCAGAAAGAATTACAAGTGTTAGGTTTTACAACCACGGACACTACAAAGTAACCATCTCCTACTACGGTAAGGAGTACACGGCAGTTGTTACGGACATGATGATGATTGATGAGTATCTATGGAAACGAACTAAACGTGCCGCCAATGAACTATACAATTACGTTAAACTAAAAGCAATATGAAAAAGATGGTAACACTTGCATTGTATATGGTCGCACTCAAGGTGCTTGACTTTATTGATAACCTAAAAAAGGATGATAGTGATGAGCAAAACAAATAAAACACAAACACAATGAAAACAACAGTAACACCAACAGAAGCAATGGGTAAGATTCTATCGTTCAATAATGGTAGGTTCTTTAGTGTCAGGTTCATTAAGAAAGATGGATCCCTAAGAAAGATGACCTGCAAGAAGGTTGTAAAGAAAGCAATCAACGGTAAGGGTGCAAAGTACAATGCCCTGGAGCGTGGTTATCTTCCTGTGTACGATGTAAGTAAGAAAGAATATCGTACCTTGAACTTCAATACGCTGACTCAGTTCAAACTGAACGGAGTTGACTACAATGTAAACAAAGAATATTCACTACCATTTTAAATAAAACACTATGAACGTATTATCACTATTCGATGGAATGAGCTGCGGTCAAATCGCACTCAACAAACTTGGAATCAAGTATGACAAGTATTTTGCTTGCGAGATTGACAAGTATGCAATGCAGGTAACTCAACATAACTTTCCTGACACCATACAGTTAGGAGATGTTCAGTTCGTTACCAAGGAGACTTTCGGTAATCACAAGATAGACCTGGTAATAGGTGGTAGTCCTTGCCAAGGATTTAGCTTTGCAGGTAAGATGTTGAACTTTGATGATCCACGCAGTAGACTGTTCTTTGAGTATGTCAGACTTGTTAATGAGTTGAAACCCAAGTATTTCCTGCTTGAGAATGTCAAGATGAAACAGGAGTCTAAAGACATCATCACAGAGTATATGGGTGTTGATCCTATTGAGATAAACTCAGCATTGGTATCTGCTCAGACACGTAAGCGTTTGTATTGGACGAATATTCCTAATGTAGGACAACCTGAAGATAAGGGCATTGTGCTGAAGGATATCATTGAGGATGGTATGGCAGGTGAGGCTCCTGTAAAACATACAGATAGAAACCGAAGACATTTAAAAGATGTCAATGATAAATCATTATGTACTTCCGCTACAATGTACAAAGGGGCTGGTAACAACGGAATGACTCTTATACAAGTAGATGACAAGGTTAAACTAAACGAGAATCAACAGAAGAAAATTGAAAAAATCAATAACGTAAATCCCGACAAGGCAAACTGTTTGACAGAGGCAATTGGAAGAGGCGGCAGTAGTTCTGAGTATCTTACAAGCGTGAAGAAAAAGACTGATGCCATTAAGCAAGTAGGAGACAAACTCCGCCACCCAGAGGCAACCAAGAAAGGATATGCTGAAGCAGGTGATGGTGAGGGTCTTGATCTTACATTCCCACAGTCAAAGACACGTAGAGGTAGAGCAATGAAAGATAAGTCCAACTGTCTTACTGCGGCAAGTCACGAGATGGGGGTTGTGGAAGAGGATAAGGAATTACGCCCTGCGACAATTGTAGGTAGAAGACTCAATGAACGTGGTGTAAGAGATGACTACAATAAGGATGTTCCAATTACTCAGTGTCTACAAGTCAAGCATAATTCTGATAAGACAGGAACATTGACAACTGTAGAGAAGGATAATGTACTTAGTGAGAATGAGCCTGGGCGTTACCCTAATGCTTACGAGGATAAGAAACTCGTATGGCGCAAGCTCACACCACTTGAGTGCGAGAGGCTTCAAACCGTTCCTGACCTATACACACTTGTACTTAACGAGAACGGTAAGCAGTTGGTAAGTGATTCTCAGCGTTACAAGATGCTTGGCAACGGTTGGACTGTAGATGTAATTACTCACATAATGAAAAACATGGAACTATGAAAGATAATTTTGATTTTACAACGGCTTACGTTGCTATACCCAAAAAAGAAAGCGATGATTTTGAGTCAATTTTAGATAAGAACGATATATATGATTACGAAGTAACTTTTAGCTCAAGAGAGTTTGGTCCGTTCGGCAGTATAGAGTGTATCGACTACTGCTTCTATTGTATTGAAAATGGAGATGATGTAATGAGTAATAAGGAAATTTCCGATTTCATAAGTGAAAAACCAATGACAGAGGACAATGACGGAAGGACAATGTTCTTTGTTCATGACTATGAAAGAATAGGTGATTCTATCGGAGAGTTTTGGTTGTGTTATCAGCATTCACTTGAAGTTCAAATATCTTGCTAATTAAAATTGGTTTACGCATGAGAGATTTATTTGAACAAATGGACCCTGACAATAAGATTTTTTTATGTATCACATTGTATTTGGTGATATCCTTTTTAATATCATATTTATTGCTATCTATAAAAGGTTTGTTATTCAAATTAGATACATTTATTAAAGCCTGGATTATTAGGAATCTTTATTAATCTATCAACAAAAATGAAGAAATACATAGCATACTACAGGGTATCAACACGCAAGCAGGGTGACTCTGGTCTTGGTCTTGATGCTCAGAAGAGAATGGTTTTTGGTCATGTCAGGAACGATGTCATCCTTGAGGAGTTCACTGAGGTTGAATCTGGTACAAGCAAGGGCAAAAGACCTATACTAAAACAGGCGATACAGAGATGCCAGGATGAGGGTGCTACACTTGTAATAGCCAAGATAGACCGACTGTCTCGTAACGTACATTTCGTGTCAAGCCTGTATCAGTCAGGTGTTGACTTTGTATGTTGCGATATGCCACACGCTAACAAGTTGACCATACATCTCTTTGCGGCAGTAGCAGAGCATGAGGCTGATATCATATCAGAACGTAACAAGGCGGCTGCTCAGTCCATCAAGAGAATCATTGATCGTGATGGTTACTACATATCCAAAGCTGGTAACAAGATTACCAAGTTAGGTGGGTGTGCAAATCCTAATACCGCTCCTGCCATAAAAGCCATAAAGGAAAAGTCTCGTAACAACAGAAACAAGAATGTTGCAAGACCATTTGCCCAGGAGTTGCGTAGGCAGGGTCTTGGTTACTGTACCATTGCTATGAGACTTAACGAAGCAGGATACAAAACATCAAGAGGAAAGT